CGTGAGGCAAAACTATTACCCAACACCCTTTAAGGCATTGGGTCATCGGTCTCTTGACCGAGGATCCTATGAGTTAGGGCTCCCTTAGTTTTGGGTACTTATTTATAAGTGCCTTTGACCAAGGAAGTTCAAACTTTAATTGACCATTATAAGCATCAACTTTAGTTGTCGTTTTTAAGAGGTTAGTTATGATCTTAGAGGCTTTCATAGCGCGGATGACTATTACGTCACGATGACGTTCATAGAAACCCGCGTCTGAAAGAGGTATATCTACCTTTCCGATGTCCTGTCTGAGTCGCTCATTTGGGCTTCCCATTCCGTAATCGTAAAGATTGTCGAAGGTCTTAAGAAATAATTCTTCAGCTCTTCCATATACCTGTAGGAAGGGAACTGCTTCGATTAAATCGAAGCAGTCACTTCCACCGTCCCGTAAAGAAGTTATTTCCATCACCATAAAGGTAGCAAGGTCTCCCAAGCTGCCTGGTGTTTTTGGATTAACTATCCTTTCTCTGCTATCTAGGTATAGCTGTTGAATAGTCTTAACCGCTATATAATGGGTGAATAACCTTTTATACATTGGCTTAGACCATTTACCAGCTTTACCGAGTAGTGAGACTACGTAAGACCTTATGGCCTTGCCTAGAATCTCCTCTCCTTGTAGATAACGGATTAAGGATATTACTAACTCAAGTGTAGGTTGGAACGCCCGATATTTCGGACGATTTCATCCTAACACTCGGATATAGTAGTTCTTTACGACCGACATCAGATCTGAATTCCATTTCTTATACTGGATCTCTGACAATATAATTCCTAAACTAGTAATAGTTTCGGATTGTCTTTCGAAGAGAGCCGATAAGGGAAACGGAGAGACGTTCTGATCGTGGAGTCTAATTTGCTTAGCAAATTCGAAGCCATGTTCAGAATCATGAGTTTTACTTTCGTTAAACTCAATGTCCCATTCAGTTAGAATAATTTTATACTCTTTTGCGACAATATCGTTAGCAATAACGATATCATCACCCAAAAGCATATAATTACATCGTCTCCAATTGTGGTTAGTCCTTTTACAGGCCAACCATAATAGGAAATGATGCGCTAGCGTTGTAGAAGCCCATGATGAGTAGAGACCCATTGGATTACCAGTCCGATAAAATACTTTATTGGACTTATAATCAAATGGTTCACCTACCATTATGGTCTTCCACGCGTTCGCGTATTCTTCTCCAAATCAACAACTTAATATCTCTCTATTGATATCAATTGGAAATCTATCAGTAAAGGCCGTAAGGTCTATACTATGATATGAATTTCCTTTTGACGTCTTTAGAGTGTAAAAGTTCTTAATTTGGTCCTGAGTGCAGTCTTGGTTAATTTTTGAGAGTTGCTTTAAAAGAAAATTATGCAATGGCCGTAAAGCCGATTGTGAATAATAATCTCCAATAGCAACCTCCCTAATTTTCCCTTCTTTATCAACAATTTTCGCCAAACGACGAGACGTCAGACTACCCTTGCGAGTAGCACGACAATCGAAGAATTGCGGAATGCGCTGATAAAGACCGGAAAATTTGAGCATTAAGTCGTATAGTTTCTGTCCTCCTACGATCCTTATGGATTGTAGTTGATCAGAAGTTAGACTAAATATATCTTTAAAAGAGGTTCATAGGGCATGCCCATTTGGACCACTTTTTGAAGACATATGAAACTCCTTAAACATTAAATGTTTAGGGA